ATTCTTCTTAAAAATACAAATTGATCACCATCTTGTATATCTATAGGACTTGATTCAATAAATGATGTAAAAGCAGTACCATCGTTATCATTACCTTTTTCATGGTTGTAAACAAGGTTACTGTCTGTAGCCAAAGGATATTGATACACTCCTCTGTCAATCCATGATGTTCTTGCTAGTGAGCCAACATACCAGATTTTCTGATCATAGTTGTATATAACATATTTATCGTTTTCGTCTGTACCACCATTTGACGCAGAATTAGTAGCAGATGGATAAAACCAAAATACTTCTCCAAAAGCAGAGTTAACACCCGCAAAAACTTTATCTGATTGTGTTTCGTTAAAATTTTGAAATACATGATCTCTTACAGAACAAGGTATAACTTGAACACGACCATCATAAACATAAAAACGATCATAGCCCATCCAAAAAACAGAATCACCTACAGCTACTGCTGAATTAAATCCTCTTACTGTTATAGCACTTGCTAATTGATTAATACCAAAAGTAAAAGGAGGACCTATAAATTGCATACTATGAACAGATGTGTCTGTTAAAACAATTGTTTCTCTTCTAGTTTTTACTGCTGTAATAATTTCTGAACCAGAACCAATCCTCAAATCACCCGCAGTATTAGTTGCACTAGGTGTCCAAAAAAAAGGATTTTCTTGTGAACTAAAGCGAACAAGTAATCTATCTTGAACTGCTGAACCTATTGGATTTGCTCCAAAACAAATTACATGACGATCTCTTTCTGAAAAAATAACTTTACGATATTTTGTTGGTGAATCATCAGATAATTCTATTAAATTTTTTGCTCTTACACTAGTTACAAGAGTTTTATCCCAATAAAATACAAATCCATCTTTTTCATTTAAAATTAAATCTTCGCCAAAATTATCTTGTGACCACAATCTAAGTGTTCCACCTCCTGCTGTCTCAGAAGAAGCTAATCCCCAACCATCTGATCCCCATTCACCAGCACCCCAACCACTGCCTGGCACGACAGTATTTATTCCAGTATTTATTTGATATTCAGCATCTGCCGAACCTGCACTAGACAATGCAGCAGAGGCGTTTGCAGACAATGTTATAGTATAAGTTGCTGTAGTTGGCACAGTTATGATTTCATGCTCTATGTTAAGTTGTTCATTAAGAGAAGTGTTGCCAGTATTAGCATTACTAAATGTAACAAAATCTCCTACTAAAGATCCATGAGAAGAGTCGTTTACAGTTACAGTCGTTCTATCAGTTGCAGATGTAAAGGTTATCGCCATATTAAGAACCACCTACAGTAACAGTTGATTCATTAGTTATTGACACTGTAACAGAACCAAGACCCGTAGTTCCAGTTAAAGATATAGCCGTAGGAGGAATATTTATTGTAACTGTTCCAACTTCTCCTGTTCCTATTGATAGAACGCCAGAATCTGGATTTCTTGCTAAAACAGGAACATCTTGAGATCCAAACACAATGACAGTGCCGATCTGAACAGTTCCTGCACTTCCAGATGCTAGAGCCGTAACTGTTACCCCTCCTAAATCAAAAACAACAACACCACTTACAACTTTACGTCTTATTGGCGTAATGTCTTTATATGCTTCTGATTCTTCAATATAAAATTTTTTTTCAGTGCCTAACCCTAAATATTTATTACCTTCTAAATTTGCCCAAGAATGTAAAGAACGAGAAGAACCAAGAAAAGTGTTTGTTGAATATTTTTCCCAACCACCTAATTTTTCTGGATAACCAAAACGAAACCGAACAAGATCACAATCATTCCAACCACCTTTATTTGAATAAGATGTTGTTTCTCTGTTGATTCCTGGTCTGAATTTTAAACTGGTTAAAGGCATACTTTTTACTCTGTTTTAATTTTGTCTCGGTGACACTCGCATCATAGAACCTATTGTACCTTGTGGTATTTCAGTATTTATAGGTTGTGTTAAAACATACCAACCAGTAGCAATATATTTATCACAAGAATAAACAGCATTACCTCTATGAGTATGTGTAAAACTTGCAGGGAAAAAAGAAACAGTACCTTTTTTTGGTGGTATTCTTATACCATATTCTAAAAACTCTGTTTCACCTTCACCCTCAGGTATGTCATTTAAATATATTGTCCATGCTAAAACTCTTAATGGGTGATTATTACCAGATTGATGTTCGCAATGCCATACATGAAAGCCACCTTTTGGTTCTGTTTTTTGTATCTTTATAGAGCAAAGTTCTATGTTTTGAAAACCTAAAGAGGGATAATCTTTTATGTATTTTTGTAAGTTTTCTGAAAGAATATTTTTTGTTTCTTGCATTAATGTAGGATTAACAATTCTATAGCCGTCCATAGGAAGTGCTTGATCTTCTAAATACAAGACATGGTCTTTTCTAAATCTTAATTGTGATGGATCATTAGAAGATGGTAAATTATTATCTCCATCACCTTTACCTTGCCCTTCAAAAGAATTAAAAGCATTTATAACTTTATCACAATATTCTTTAGATGCTCCATCTGTGTAGCTACCAATGAAACTGTTTTGTAGTTGAAGTTTAGGTAAAGTTTTTAATACAGTCATATTACTCACTTATAGATTATTCAGTAGGCTCTCTAGTAGGGTCAAAATCCGCTACAGTTCCATATGTTCCTAATTTTGCTTGTGCAAGAATTTCTCTACCATGAGCTTCCACATCATTTGGCTCAGCCAAAAACATATAATAACCATCATTTTCGGTCATTCCCATTCCTTCATAGTGTGACCATTTTGCTTCAAGCTCTATCATTGTTTGATCTGCATCTCCCCATCTAGGGTTTTTTGCATCAATTAAAGTGTTTCCAGTTGAGGCTATTGTAATAGGCATTTTATTTTCCTTCTTCTGTTATTTTAATATTAAATGTTAAAGCCATTCTGCTTTTACTTTGATTTGTTTTTACTTCATGTAACAAATCTGATTCCCAAAGTAAAAATTTTCCTTGAGTTGGCACAAAACACCATTCGGGAGAATTATATTTTGTGAAATCCATTTTATTAAAATTAGACCAAACATCATTATAAACTCCTCTGTTAAAAACTATACTACTACTATTTGGTTCTGAATAAACATAAAAATTACCACTGAGTTGATTATGTGGACTGTGAACATGACAAGAATGAGAACCACCTTCATACATTTCTGACAACCAAAACTCATTCATTTTTATTTTAGCATTGGTAGCATCAATACATTGATGCTTTAGAAACTCATTAACTTCATTATCCACAAATTTAAAAAAATTATTAAATTCAGATGTATGCTTGTTCATTATATGTGGTTGAAACCATGTGGTTTTACCATATAAATATCTTCTGTCTTCGCTTGTTTCTTCTAAGATTTGTTTACAAACTGGATATAATTCTTTTGCTAATTCGACATTTTCTGTGTCTCTTATGTATTTAGAGAATAAATCCATTATAAGCCACTACGAAATTCTTTGAAACAGTGTTGCGGCACCATTTCCAGCATTTCCAAAAGCCCTCCAAGTGCCACTAGCAGGACTTGATGTAGATGCACCACTGTTACTCCAATGTCCTCTATACTGATCATTATTGTTTCCATAATTTCCTGGAACCATAGTGCTGTTATTATTAACTGTTGCTCCAACTCTTAAAAATCCAAAACTTGTAACAGCATTAGAAGACAACGCCGCTATAGTTGATGCGGCAGGTAAACTTGTTAAGTTTGATCCATTCAATGCAGGTAACGTACCATTTGCTGTAATATTCGCAGCGGATAAAGCCGTTAAACTTGCACCACTTATAGCAGGAAGGTTTCCAGTTAATTTTGTTGCATCTAAAGTTTGAGTACCAGTTACTTGTACCCCTCCTACATACATAGCCATTATATCATCTCCTCTAGCTTAAATTTATATTTTTTACCATTAAGTCTGTTTAAGATAAATAAATTGTCATCTCCCTCTTGTATAGTCCAAGACCCTCTTGTTCCATCTACTTCGTTGTCTCTTGTTTTAGTGTTGTTTAAATTTATATCACCAGTATATATGTCTCTCCATTGTAAAGAAGAAGAGCCTAAATCAAAAGAATCATCTGTGGATGGAAGTACTGATGCACCAAAAGTCGCTCCAACTCTAAAAATTGCGTCACCACCTGCTGACATATCAAGTGTAAGAGCAGTTATGTCTGTAGTATCATCCGTTCCTTTAAATATAATATCAGCGTCACCCGCCGCAGCATCTATCGTAATATTACCAGATGTTGTGGTAAGATTAACT